TTATTCACGAGGCGTCGCGTCGGACGCTTCGGCTGCGAGTTGCTGGACCGCAGTGGATGCGACAGTTGCCGCCACACTGGCAGCAGTGGTCGCTGCTTCAACTGTGTGATCCGCCTCCGGCTTTTCTGTTTTATTCGCTCGGACTTCTTTCTCAATGCGAGTCTCTAACCATTTGTCAAAATCTCCATAGGTTGCCGAGATCATTGCCTTGACCTCGTCTGTGATCAATTCTCTCGCGCGTTCCGCAGCTTTTTCAAACGCAGCCTGCTGTGCTTCTTTAGTGAATGTGCCGCCACGTTTCAATGCGTCCACATACGTCTGCATGACATAGAGGACGGACTGCTCAACGGTGTCGATGGCATCCAAAACAATATCTTTGACAGTCTGGTTCTGGATGTTCTCAGCCTTGGCCTTCATGTAGGAGACCGCAACAGAGAGAAGATAGGCGATAAGTGGCAAAAGGATCAAAACGATAACGATGCCGATGATCTGGTTTATGTTCATAGTGTACCTCCTTAGCAGTGAGAGAGCTGAGAAGGCTCAGCCCATCCAATACGAGCGCCGCCTTTTTTGTCAGCCACGCCGATGTAATATTTGTAAGTTTTGGAGCTCACAAGCCCGACAACGTACATTGTGGAGCCGTCTCTGTTTGCGTCGCCTCCGGATCCGTTACCGTAACAATGAACCGATCCTCTGACTTTTACCTTGTCGCCCACCGAGAACGAAGCAGAGGCAGCAGGAGCAGCCTGAGAAGTTTCTCCGATGTCTTTGGTGTCTACCCAGCCATAAACCGTAGAGCCGCCGCCTTTTTCAGCAATAAGGTGATACGGATGCTTGCCCTTTTCAAATACTGCAGTAATCTTGGCTGTGCCTGCCTTGCAGCTCACGCCGCTGGATGCGTCTGAGCTTTTGTAATGAGTTGAGCCGGTAAATTTTACAATATCTCCAGCCTTATGCTTCAATGTTGCCGGTTTTTCTGTGTGGCTCGCTGATGTTGCTTTGCTTGCATAATTAGGCAAGCCGTAGCCTCTGATGTATTTGCCATTGACCTGGATCTCTCTGGTACCGACTGCGTTGCTCTTGTTGCCTTCGATAATTGTGATCGTGTTGCCAGATACATGGTCGACTACTCCGACATGATCAGAGGATCCGCGGTTGTCGCCGATGCCGTTGTCGTCCCAGTCGTAAAAAACAACATCGCCAGGGCTCGGTCTGTATGCGTCGTTTTCCTCCCATCTACCTAAATTCCGGTAGAGTTTGATCATTGCGTCGCATCCGCACTCTGTTGGCATGATGTCAGTCAATCCGCAGGCGATGGATGCAGCCGACACCGTTGTGGCGCACCATGCGTCTGTGTATTTGACGGCATAGCCTCGCGCGAGAGGCTTGTGGCTGTTGTAGAGGTCAATGATCTTTTTGTGCGATCCGTCGCTTTCCTTGCAGCCGATCCAGCTGCGCATCTTTTCAACGACTTTCTGTCTAATCTGTTCTGTTGTCATAATCTGCCTCACTTTCTTCCGGATCATCATCCGGATGTTTTTGATCTTTTAGTTTCTTCTGTCTCACAATGTCGAGTTTGATCTGGTTCTCGGCCTTTGCTTTCCAAAAGTAAAAGCCGGTAGCTGCAGACAACTCTGTGAATATCCCCGGCACAATGTACGCCAGGGCGGAAGTGTCTCCAGTCTCAAACATGAGCTTGAAAGACAGTACGACAATAACAACCGTGGCGATTGCCACGGCTTTGAGTATTGTCTTTGAAAATTCTGGGCGTTTACGTCTCATTTGTCCGTCCCCTTTCCACTGTGATGTTGTGCTCGCGCTGCAAGTGCTCGTCGATGCGATTGTGCGCCGACTTGGCGGACTCGTGGGCTCTACCGGCCGTGTTGCTGATAATGCTCATTTGATTGCTGATCTCGTCGATGCGCCCCTCGAGCCTTTGCACGTCTCGATTGAGCTGGGTTTCAATGCGCTGCACGCTTTCCTTGATGTAGCTGATGTCTGTCTCCAACGCTCCGGCGCTTTTCCCATCTTGCTTTGCTCCAGCCTGGCGGCCGAAGTAAAATGTTGCGATAGATAAAACGACGCCGACGACTGCGATCAGGATGCTGATGTCGATCATGTGATACCTCCTTTCCCGCGTGTCTCTCCGCGCTGGAAGGCGATGTTTTCAGCGATCCACTTCCTGAGTCCATAGCTGTCAAAGTTTGACATCTGTCCGAAGTAGCTCTGCATCGTGTTGTTGACGTCCTCAAAATCAATGAGGCCGCTTTCGTACTCCTTTTGGATGTAACGGATGCGTGCCTTCATTTTGCGGAGCGACTTGCGTTTTAGTTTCCGGTATGTTGGCCGGATTACATACCCGACAAAAGTGATCCCGCAGGAGACTTTGCCGATGGTTGTCTTGCTGTTGAGCTCCAGGTGAAGTATATCGTTGAGATATTCCTCAATCAGATCCTTGCACTTGTTGAGGAAAGTCTTGTCCGGATGCAGTAGCACCATGTCGTCCATATATCTGACATAACAATGGACGCGGAGCTCGTGCTTGATGTACTGATCCAGCTCATTAAGACACACATTTGCAAGCAGTTGGCTCGTCAAGTTGCCGATCGGCATCCCGACTTCAAAAAGTCGCTCACTTGGCGGTATGTCGTCAACATTAAGCCCAGGAGGCAATCCGAAGGGAGTGTGGTCGCAGTTGATGATCTTATCCATCAACCAGAGCAGGTCATCCTCTCCCTTGAATTTTCTCCTGAGGATCCCGAGCAGGACATTATGGTCCACTCGGTAAAAATACTTTGATATATCGAGCTTCAAATAGTACCAGGGAATTGGTTTTCTGTCTGCCATGCGCATCCAGTATTGAAGTTGATCGGCAGCTCTGGTTGTTCCTTTGCCTACCCGGCAGCCGTAGCTGTGGTAAATAAATTGATTGTCGAGCAGAGGATTGAGCTGCAAATATATCGCCCACTGCACAACTCTGTCACGAAAATTCAGAGCCATGACAAGGCGCTTTTTTGGCTCATAAACATAAAACTCGCGATACCTTCCAACCGTGTATGTTTTCCAGATAAGCGAGTTTTGAATGTCTGTTAGGTTTTCACCCAGATGAGCAGAGAAGGCCGCCACGTCGTCGCGGAACCATTTCTCACTGGCTGCATGGTGTATGCGTCCAGAAGGTTCTCCCATGCGTAGATTTTCTCGAACATGTTTTTACATTGTTCCATTGTTGCCTCCTTTGTTCTTTAATAGCTGCGCGTGACAATCCGATGATCCGGCCAGCCTACGCAGTAAACACCGCCCATTGTCAGGCGGATCTGTCTTTGGTATAGATTTCTATACCGGGAGACGTGCCCCTTTGATCTGGACCGTTGCCAGGCACCCATGAGTGCCGTGGATCCTCAACAAAATAGACCAGAGCGGAGCGGAAACCGATGCTCCAGTTCACATTCGAGCGTGGATTGTTGCCGTTGAACGAAAAGAGTCCATTCGCAGAGTTGTTCCAGTTGCCCCCGCGATACACCAGACGCCACGATTTCCCGGCACATCCCCCACGGTGCGATCATGTTGTGCGGTTTATCCATCCACCGAGGATGCGGCCGATTTCTGTCAGCATCGCAGTCCATTCTCCGTGAGCTCCTGGACTGATCAGCTTATTTTCTGGCTGCACGGCCAGATCAATGAAGCCTTTGAGCACCTTGAGCTCGTCGTCAATCTTTTCCTGATATGGTCGTTTGCTTTTATGTGTAGCATTTCCCAGAATACTCCACCGGAGCATCATCCACTCTGATCTTCTTATTTCTTCGCCGAGCACGAATTTGTCGGGCTTTGGCATATTGTTGATCCAGATGGATGACTTTGAGATCATCCTCTCAATCTTTTGTTGTAGTTTTAAATCTGCCATGTGCTTCCTTTCTCATAAATAACCAGGGGCGCTTTGGCGGGCGCCCCTGATCAGATCCTCAGATTATCAGATTGTCAGATCTTCTTGTAATAAGCGGAGCGGAAACCGAGGCTCCAGTACACATACGAGCGTGGATTGCCGCCGTAGAACGAAAAGAGTCCAGCCGCAGAGTTGTACCAGGCGCCCCCGCGACACACCAGACGCTCTGCCTCTGCATTGTTGAGGTAGCACTGGCTTGTTGCGTAGTCTGCAGAGGTGTCGGTGCAGAGCAGACCGAGCGCCTGGAGGACTGCCTTCGCTGCTGCGCCGATTGACGCCGCGCAAGTGATTTCTGCAAATTTGCAGTTTACATTGCCGGTAGCGTTGGCGATGGTGGTGGTGTACTGCATCTTTCCGGAAACAATGTCGACCTTGACAGAGTTCGCGGTGCGTCCGTCTCCCTTAGGATCGATTAAGCTGCCACTTGTTGCGTCAATGGCTTTCCACATTGCGCTGGATGCGTTCTGAGGGTTGTCGAGATCCGCGGCGCTGTTATCTGCGAGCACCTGCACCTCTCCGAATACAAAACGGAGGCCGCCAGACCATTCCCAGACATCACCCTTGAGATCCGCAATGCCGCAAACGGTTCCGTCGTGATACCAGGAAAGAGGACCGGTTCCGGTTGCGGTTCTTCCGACGTTCGAGCCATCCATGTTGGACGGAATAGCCTTGCGGTTGCTCTCGGATCCGTCTTTTCCGTAATTGTTGTTACCCTTAGGGATGAAGCCATTCTTTAAGCACCAGAGCTCAACGGCAGCCCATTCTGCGTTGGTCATAAGATGCCAGCCCTCTCCTTTTGCTGTGCAATACTGCACTGCCTGGTCAAAGTTGAGTGTGTTCGCCGGATCCTGGCCTGGGAGAGAGTAGGCTCTGCCATCATCAACAACATTGAGGTACTTGCTGATGTAGATCGCGTCGATTTCTTTGCCGTTTACAATAAAGGCAGGGTGTGTGTTGCTTGATCCGCCGGTGATCACGTCACTGATCTTAAATTTTGGGATCTTGACCATGACGGAAGGCATCCCCTTGTCGTCATAAATAAGCTCATTGTTTGGCAGCACCATCTGGAGCGCCAGATTTGATAAATCAAAATTAGGTTTACTCATGTTTTCCTCCTATTCTTCGGTTGCTGGAGTCAGCTGGTCGATGCTCCATAATGTGAGAGTTACGTCTGACATATCGAGCGGAATGACTGCGGGTGGCGTCTGCGGGTTCATGCCATTCTCGTCAGAGCTGTCGTTTTCGCTTGTTGTCTGCTCCTCGTACTTGATAGCAGGGATGTCAAGCTGTGCAACATAAAAGAGTCCAGCAGCCACGCCGGTGCAGAGGTTTCTGTCAGCATCCATGCAGATGTCAACATGTACCGGGAAGCCCTTCTGGTACTTTGCCACGTTGATCATAAGCTGATCGTCGAATGTGAGCTTTGTGCCGTTCTGTTCGTAGTCGATTTTTGTGCCCTCGTTGATCTCAACAACGGTCACTGGTTTTTCCTTTGCCATTAGTTGCTACCTCCTTTGATGGTTAAATTCACGGTTACGCTTGAGGCGCTTCCGCTGTATGCAATTTTGAAGCCGTTGAGCATCTTGTCGGTGATGTCAAACTCTCCAACGATGCCGGTGCCTGCGGTCTCCACGACCTCAACCTCAACGTCGTAGTTGAGGGAGTCTCTGGTTTCAGCAAGAGCGACGGACTTTTTGCTATTGTTGAATGGGACGCGCTTCGTGTTTGTCAGTGTGACTGTCTTTTTTTCCACAGTGTTGGCACGGATCTGTGGAAGCATCCCAGAGAACATGATCAGTGCCGCAAGATGCGCGTCGCTGATGCCATGCTCTGCATTGTTGAAATTTCCGGCAGACTGATCGGTTCCGTCCTGGATCAGTTCCTTTGTTTCGGAGTCAACGATTTCGTCCTGCCATTTTGTTTCTCTGTACATGGTTTCGCCTCCTTAACTTGGTTCTTTGATCGGCACCTTGATCTGGATCATTGTGCCCTGGCCTTTTGCCTTTTTGATTGCTTCAACCTGCTCGTGGATAACTTCGCCATATACGTCGAAAATCCTTGATCGGTCGATTGTGCAGCTCATGTTGTCGACGGCAGAAAACACAACATTGAGGACCAGGGTGTCGCCCTGGACTTCTTTCTTCTGGATGTCTCCCTCATACCACGTCCCGTTGGTTCTTACCTCCAGTCTGAGGATAGAGCGGAGCCACTGCTGCCGACGGCGTGCCATAAAGCTGTCACTGAAAAAATTTGCCGCCATAGGTTGCCTCCTTCCTACTTTTGCCCGCACTTCTTAGTGCCGCATTTTGTGTATGTGAAACAGTGCACCGAGGTGGCGCCTGCTGCCTCCATGTTTCCTTGAGCTGTCTCAGCGAGAGTGGCGTGCCTTGGGCTCGTTCCCGCTTTCCTGATATACTCAAATTGATGCGGATCGAGAGATCCGTCTGTTTCAACTGCTGCCGTTGTAATCTCAGCATTGTTAGCAGCTCTCGGATAGGTGCCGGTCGTTCTGGCATACATAAAGCCGATGATTTCGGCGGATCCATCGGCTTCAACTGTTGCTTTTGTTATTTCACCCAGAGCCATCCGGTTCGGGTAGGTACCGGCTTTGGTGCCATCCCCGGCGTGTGTGGCATATTCAAAAGGGTGATGTCTTGACTGCGGAAGGGCATCAACCTCTCCGTTTTTTATCTTGGCCACGTTTGCCTGGCGTGGGTAGGTGCCAGCCTTGGTACCGTCTCCGGCGTGTGTATATTCAAAACCATGGCTCGATGCCTGAGGGCTCGCCTCGATAGTGGTCGTCTTGATCCTGCCGATGTTTGCAGATCTTGGTCTGGTCCCGCATTTTACATACTCAAATACATGAGCAGCAGAGGTGGGAGAGACCAGGATCACCGGCTCAAGTTCCTCGTAAAAGTAGACGCCTTCCATGTGTGATCGGACACTTTTGGCAACGTCTACCTGCTTGAAAAAGCCAGCCATGCCATCGTCCCCGATGTCGGGGTTGGTGGTCAAAACGCGGAACATATACGGATCGCCACCGTACTCAAACCATTCTTTGACATATCCGGTGCCGAAATACGCGGATATAAGCTGTTCGACAGCCCATTTTGTGCCACGCTTTTCCATGATCAAGTGCGCCACTTTGATGGTTGCTCTTTTTTTGGAGATCTCCATGGCCGAGCTGTACCAGTCGATGTTCAGCTCCCAGGCCAGCTCGTCCAGCATATCATCGTCCAGCTCGTCAATTTTGTCCCAGATCCGGAGTTGTTTGATCCTCTTGGCTGGTTCCTGAAAAAGAGAGCTCGCGGATCTGCTGAGCGCTGCGTTTGCTTCGTCTTGTCGCATCCAGGGAGGGAGCAGCTTCACAATTTCGACATTTTCAAGTTTCATGCTCATGCTATCCCTCCTCTACGACATGTGATACTTTGATTGTCCCGGAGAATTTTGCGACGGTTGTTTTGCTGAGATCGGTATATACCGGGCTCACTATATCAACGCGGTCGGCGCCGACAAGTTCATCCCCCCAGCTCGGTGCAAGAATTAGCTTGCGAAGATAGTCCGGGTTGATGTCTCGGCTTAGTGCCGAGCCTTGCCAGTAGTTGTACTGGTCAATAGCTCCGCCGCTTCCTTCGATTGTACTGACACACTTCGACTCGTTTGCCGCTGATGTGTAATAGGTCAATTCGATGTCGTACTCCTCAACAGTCGGAGCTTGCACCTTTACCTGGTCGGTCAGTGGTCGAACGTCATCGGCAGAGCAGGACGCCAGCACCTTGGCCAGAAGCGACTCGTCTGGCACCTGCCCACCATATCCGATCGGCGTGATCATAACAACACCAGGGCTCGGAGACTCAACAACCGCGTCTGCAATCGTCGGATCTGCTGCCATGGCCCAGTATTTGTAGGCGATAGCTGGTCCGGCAACTGACACCTTTGCGCTGCTGGTTCGTATTCTTTCGCGATACACATCGTCCGTCTCTTTGTCAGCTCCGCCGGATGTCTTGGCAAGGTTTTCAACTTTATCAATGTATGGGATCTGGTCCACCATGACATTGATTGATCCCGGAAGGATCTTGTTGTATTCCTCACCGCCGACTGTTGCCGTGATACCGACATCGACATACAAAGAACCAGCTGGAAGTACGACCGTTTTGTCGGTAGCGAAGTAATGAGAGTAGTCGCAAGTCACTCGCGTGCCCTTTGGTATGACTATATTGTCACCGATTGCTGTTGACACCGAGAAGCGCTCCGTTGCGGTGCTGCACACCGGTGTCTCTCTCAAGACTCCTCTTGACTCTCCGAGTGCGTCCAGGACTTCGCCTCTGGCGTAGCGCAGTAGTCTCTGGCGGCAAGCATCATTCACTGAGTTGAATGTGGCCACAATGACAGCCACAAGAGCCTCGCCGAATATGCGGCGTTCGTCTCCAGGATATAGCTCGTCGCTGCAGCCGTTTTCCAGTGCGGTGATTATGGTGTCGTAAATCTCCGAGGAGTCAATCGTGATAAAATTTAAGTCACTCATGCATCTTCCTCCTCGTCTAATATATTGATGGATAGATCCGCCACAATGCCGAAGTCACCGACTCCATCGGTTTCGTTGGCTTCAATGCTGTTTACCTGCACCCGCGGCTCGTATGTTTCCAGGAGCCACTCAGCATCGGCGATCATATCATCGCCAGCTGTGGCAGCAGGGGAGTCGATCAAGCTGCCGTCGATGCCTTTGATCCGCTCATACGGTACAGAGAAGCGTGGCGTTTTTAATAAATTTTCGGCGCACGTTTGTGGCTCGCCGTTTCCTGATCCTAACATTGCATTTTCCTCCCTTACTTTTTCTTTTTCTTTCTTGATTTCTTTCTCGCTTTTTTCGCTGATTTTGATGCAGTTACCCGGGATGTCAGTGTGAAGGTTTCGCGTTGGTTCTTTTCTTCAAATGTCAAACTTATGACGGCGTACCGGATGCGGCCGAAGTCGTCCTGTTTGACTGATCCGAGGGAGACCTTTTGCAACTTGAGCGGGTTGCTTTTCCACTTTTTCCCGTTCATATAAAGCGAGTTGTAGTTGCCTATATCTGCGCGCCAGGCATTATAATGAGCCACCGGATCAGCTCCGGCGGCGGAGTGGCACGTTTCGGTCAGTGTGTAAGTTTCCAGCTCTGTTTTTTTCTTCTTGCTTTTGCTGTCTGACGCTTTTGCTTCGGACGACGTTGAGAAGTCTCCCATCGGGTTGAGCTGGTTGCTGCTTATCAGGAATTTGTGTTTCCCCCATTGGGCCTGAGCTTTTGCCATGAGCATCCTCCTTATAATTTCGAGAGTATGATCCCGGTGTTATCTGGAAATAAGCAGTAGGCCACAAGGCTTTCCTTGACTATGCTTTCTGCCTTTATCCACTCCGCCACATGTATGGCGGGGCTTACATTGTCAATGTTGTCGACTGGTGCCACCTTGGCGGTCTTGCCGTCGATGCTGAGCACCTTGCCTTTTATGATTTTTCCGTCCATCAATATCCCTCCAGTGGTTTCCTCATAAACAGAGTGGTCTGCTGTTTGTGGTATTCATGCCGGACATGGTAGAGGTAGTTCTTACCATTCCAGAACGGAACATCTGAGCCGGTCAGTTCTATGTTGACACCGGCAGTTAGTTCTGGCATGAGCGACGTCTGCATTTTTGCATCTGTCAGCTGTTTGTTAATTTGCCTCAGTTGTCCCGCTGCAAAACGCGCAGCCTCGGCATTACTTCCTGCCATGATTGATTGCTCCGGCAAGAAATTCCGCTTGTTGCTTGCGTCTGCATTGATAGGTGCCTTCACCACTGCAATGATGTACTCAATAAGTCAGTAAAACCCATACCGGTCGACTGCGATGCTTTGAACACATAGTCCATCGCGCCGCTCATGTCATCCGCGTCGATGTTCCATTGCTGGAAGGCTTGGCAATTCCGATAGCAGTGTATAAGTCGCCTCCGACTGAGTTGATCCTGACGGTGACGTTTTGGGCGTTCTGGATCTTGTTGAGGTCGTCCAGGAAGCCCTCCGGACTTGTGAAAAGTCCGTCCTCCGGTTCTCCGGTCAACCAGTTCGTCGGTCTGTGGGTTACAATTTCGCCGTAGATTGTGATCTCGGCATCGTCCTCAGTGTTCTGCGCAATGTTCCAGAATGGTTGAGCCGTTCCAGATGCAGATGGAGCAGGACCAGCAAGGACTCGGATGTTGTTTTTCTTCATCATTTACTCCTCCTTGGGTGTTGGTGTTTGCTGTGGTTGAGCTGCAGCTGTTGCCTCTGCAATTTTCTTATTTTCCACTGCCAGCTGTGCAATGTTGGCGTTCCACTGTCCGCCGTTGAGTTTGATCGTGCTCTGTTCATGTGTAGAGAAACCATGCTCAACCGCTTTGATTTCTGCCTCGATCTCTTTTGTTGGATCAAGCTGTCCCTGGGATGGTCCGATCCATTCGCTTCCGAGCCACGCTTCTCTGATCATCGGATCGTTAAAGAAGCCAGGAGCCTGGATCCTACCGCGGGCAACTGCTTCACATAGCCACACTTCGTAGACCGGCTTGCAGAAGTCCGAGACAAACCATTCGCGGCGCATCTTGAACGCTTTCCATGCTTCCAAGAGCGCGGCGCGGCTTGCGCTGTACGAAGCGTTGAACGCCTTGAGTAAAAGGTCTGCCGGTATTTCAAGAGCGGCGCCACACTGTTCGCACAACGCTCTGATGAAGCCATCAAAACCGGAGCTTGGTCTGTTCGGAGCTCCAAACTTGATGTCCTCGCCAGGTTTCATAATATTGATCTGGCCGGGGCCCATTTCGTACTCGTCGTTGTCGTGCGGGATCTCTGGCTTTCCCGCTTCGTTAAACGGCATTTCACCCGGATCGTCTTGAGTAGTTACAAATGCGGTGAAAAAGCTCTCAATGAGTGCGGCGGTGAGCTCGCTCTCTGTATAGCGTCTCATTTGCAGCATCGGCTCGATGACTTGCGCGAGGTAGCTGACGCCTCTGTATTGCTCCGGGCGTTCCGAGTCCATGATTTGCAAAATGTTCGGGAGACCGGTCAACTCTCCATACGCCTCAACACGCTGCCAGTTGTTCGCTGCGAGTCTGAGCTGGTTCGGATAATTGTTGCAGATGTAGTAAGCCACAATTTTCCCATTCGCATCAACCTCAACGCCGTCATATATGCGGTTGCCATTTTCTGCCGTGCCCTCTGTCATTGTAAGCATCAAAGAGCCGTTTGGTGCCGGTGTGCTTATTCTGTCAGCCTCGATAATGTGAAGCCGGAGAGAGTACGGGCAGATTGGTGTCGTGCTTTCGTGTTTCAAAACAACAAAAACATCACCAGACAGCAACCACGACATGAGTGCAAGCTGCTGCAAGCTGTAAAAATCATTGACTCCAGTGGCGTCACATGATTGTTTTTTTCTCGCCCAGAGGTCAAACTCTGCTTCTGTGCGGGCTTCCCAGGCGTCTGCCTGCTCTTGAGTTATTCCCAGGAGTTCGGCGTTTGGTTTTGCTTTCAATCGCAACCCGCAGCCGATCACGTTTGTTCGGTTGGTTTTTATCGCCGATGTTGCAAGCGGCGCCGCCATATAGAGCATCCTGGCTCTCTGGCGCAGTGTGTAGTTGTTCCAGTCGATGTCCTCATGAGAGCTCGAACTGTTTGCCAGAAAAGACTTGAGGGCTCGCTTTTTCCAGCTGGCTCCAGCGTCGCCATATCCATAGTTGCTCACTGTCTTGGCTTTGCCGCCAGGGCGATCGACTTCGATGTTGTTTGTGTTATCCATCTTGTACCTCCTACCAGTCGCGAGGGATGACTCCCATGGCTTTGCGCGGAGAAGCAGAGGAGAGCGTGTCAATTTGCTCCTGGAGTTCATTGATTGCTCTGCGTACCTCTGCCAGATCCGTGTTGTATCTTGTGGCATTTCTTGATCCTACGCCATAAGACTGCACGCCGCCGGTGAGCATCACCTTTTCACGGTCTTTGTAGAGTTGGAGGCGTTCCGTGAGATCTTCAATTTTTTTCTTCTTTGTTTCCTGTGTCATGGTTTCCTCCTACCAGTCGCCATCATATAGATCGCGTCGTTTTTTTCTTTTAGGTTTTGGAGCTGGTTCTGGGCGCTTCGGTTCATCCAATCCCTTGAGGCGTCTTTCGATTGCATCAAGATCAGGATCGATAATGCGGAAGCCAGCCATTGCATAATTGCGGCAGTCGAGGGCTTCGTTTCGCTCGTGTCCTGGGAGCTTTTCCCACGCCCATCTGTTGCCTCGGCGCGTTCTCGAGAGCACCATGCGCTCAGACAGCAGCCCATTGAAGAAGTTTGCGTCGTATCCCCTTTCTTCTCCGAGAGGGAAGTGGCAGAACTTTGTCTCTCCATCGCTATCCATAACTTTGAGAGCGCTCATGATTGCACTCTTTCCAGCATCGACTCCGATGGTGTATAGCCAGCAGGTTATTTTTTTGTTGTCCTTTATGGCCACCCTTGAAGGTGGACTTATGAACGGTATGCCCTCGCCACCTTTTCCCTTGATGGCAAAGACTCGCTTCGTCAATCGTTTGCGGCACTGCGCATATACTTCCTGAGTAAAATGGCCGCCAGAGTCCACGCATGTGATGGAGATCCTGAGTCCTTTGCCGCTGTTGTAGTGGTAGACATGATCGATCACGTCATCCAGCCGCTCCCAGACTTCCTCGGTATCAGGGCGCCCCATGATGTACCCTTTCTTTATGCCCCAGGTAGCGCCTCCCTTTCCATGACCGACAGTCGTCTGTGTCCGATCAAAACACGGAAGTCGCTGTATAGTGCAATGTTTCCGGCGTCCGCCTGCTCCTCCGGATCCCTTTCGTTACCGATCGGGATGACTGTTAAGTTCTGCATGATGCCGTTTTTCTTGATACTCTCAACCAGCTCCGTGAGGTCTCCGAGATCCTTGCGCGGGTTGTCTGGGTGAGGGTAGAGGTTCGACACCTTGATCATTATCGCGGTGTCTTTGGTTGTTCTGGTTGTTTCTGTCATGGTCTGTTCCTCCTTTGGTTGATTGTGGGCTCCTTGTATGTATTCCAGGAGAGCAGTGCGCCCTCCCGGATGTTTCCGACATTTATGTCGGGATCATATTATGCGATGATGGTGATTTGTTCGCGGTTCTCAATACCTTCGAGAGCATCCTCCAGGTATTTCTTGATGTTGTCGACCGCCTCGGCCTTCCAGAGACCGCCATCTGCTGCCACCAGCTTGAACACCGGCTCGCCTCCGCGTCCTTCGCTGATGCGGAACACGAAGTCACTGGCAGGCTGCTCAACCTCCAGGAATGTGCGGTACGGTACGAGGTGCACCGGGTTCGGCACGAGCGCAGCCTGCTTTGTTGTGATGCCAGTCTTGATGACTGCCTGCTGTGTGATGCCGTCGTCAGAGTATTCCTGCTGCTGATTGTTCACGATGTTGCTGGCAAGCATCGCGACAGCTTCGCGGTCTCCGTTGTTCTGGAAGCACGACTGCAGGGAGACGATGAAGCTCTCCTGGTCGTACTGCTGACCGAACTCGAAGCGAGGGAGCAGGGCATTGACCACAAAAAGCTCCTCACGGTCGCGCTCGTCAAGCAAGCCGGAGTACATTCTGACCTCTGTTGCGCTCACGACCTGGATGATCATGTGCTCGCGGAGCTCGTCACGTCTCTGCTTGATGTAGTCGACCAGGGATGTGAGGGTGGTGGCTTTGATAGGATCCGCCATGTCTGCCTTGTCGTATCTGGTCATGTTCTTGGTGCAGTATGTTCTGCCATTGATTTCTAAAACTTCCGGTTTTTCTGCCTGGACTGCCAGGTTTGTGATATAAGCGATTGCCTCTTTGATCATGTTCTTTTCCTCCTTATGCCTGCTTTGCCATTGCGATCACTTTGCCGCCTTTGCCATTCTCGAAGATCTCGCCGGTTTCCGGATCAAAGTCTGGTTCCGGCTTTTCCTCAGGTGTCTCTGCCTCTGGCGACTGCTGCCCGCGTTTTCTCAGATCGAGTGGCTCTCCAGCTGCGACCTCTGCGTCGCCAGTAGCCTGCTGTGCGGCGATCATCTTGTCTGCGGTTTCCATGATTTCCTCACCGG